CCCCGCCGCTGGCGCCCTTCCAGTCCACCCTGCGGTGTCATTACTGAGCCTCCTAAGAAATCACCAAGAGGAGTTCTCTGCCCAAGCATATCACTAGGGCGTGTGGCCTCCTCCTGGCGTAGCCTGGCCAAATGGCTAGTAAACCGCTGCCACACTAAGCGGGCCCCGCGGCTAAGCACCTGAAAGGCTTAGACGCGAGAAACACTGTCCACGAAGTTCTTGGCATCGTAGCCCGCCTTACGATAGTCGCGGCGCTGCTCCGGAGTGCGAGCTGTGCGCCAGCCGTCAGGAGTCTTGAATGCCTCAGTGACATAGAGGCTGAGTTGGTAGCCTCCTGCGGCCTCCACAACCTTACCGACCGTTTCCGCCTTCATGTCCAGTGCCGTGACGAGCTGACCCCACAGCTTCGAGGGGCCATCCAGCTTGTTATTCTTCATGCGGCGCACGTCCCATGAGCCATCGAAGCCCACCGACCCCTTACGGCTACCATCCTCACGATCAAATAGCTGGCCAAATAGACGCACCATCTCACGCCCCGGCCAGGGGGAGCGGTCGCTTGCACGCTGCGTCTGGACTCGCTTTGGCGTGAACGTATACCGCCCCGTCGGCACCGTGAAGCGCTCGAAGGATTCCTTGATCTGCTCCTCGGACGTGTACGTCTGGTAAAGCTCCGCGACATCCAGCCCAGTATCAGTTCCCATCGTGTCTACCATCACTTCATTTTCCTTCCCGCCAGGGCCATCTCAGCAGCCTCTGGCATGAAACACGCTGCAATCGCAGTCTTGATCTTGGCCCAGCCACCCGGACCTTCTGGAAGCGTGAGTTCCGCTGGCAACGATCGTGGCAATCGCGCGCGGATAACCATGTTGCCGACTGGCGCTGTTAGGACATAACGCTCGATCTTTGTTGGGTTAACAGGTCGCGTTTTCAGCACAAATACGAAGTCAAACATGCCCCCGACGCCTGCTGCCTGGCGACCTGGCAGGTCTGGAGTGAGTGTGATTTCGCCAGTAATCTGATCCATCGAACGGTCACTCGATGCTGTGGCCATGACGATAGGTGCCATCCAGCGGAGCGTAGGAACCACTTGCTCAAACGCTTGATGAATCTTCTGCCAGTCATCGCTACCCTTGCCGACTGATGGCAACCGCTGCCCACACACGCTCCGGATGACGAACTTGCCCAGCCACTGAAAGCCGTCGATGCCAACAGCGGCTAAGCCTTGCATCTTAGCATCGTCTATGATAGCCTTGAACTCCTCAAGGTCATGGGCAGTGTAGCCAATATCCCCAAGGCCAAGCGTAGATACGGATAGGCTACCATCTTCGCCAGCCATGTTGATGTAGCGCACGGGGCCGGTTGCAGCCTCCGTTCGGAGCATGTCGCCAAGCAGGCTCGTCTTGCCAACACCATAGTTCCCGTGGATCAAATAGGTTGAACGTTCAGGCTTGGCCTGGTCAAGATTGAACCGCAACTTGGCGATGTCGATCATTAGTCGTCGTTCTCATTCTTCTCGCAACCCTCTATGCGGATCTCTACGCCGCCGATCCCCGCATAGTCCGTTTCCGCAAAAATACCGATCTCAGATAAGTCACGCAAAAGACCGTCGCGATCCTCCCTACGAAAGTGCATCGTAATCTTTCCATAGAACATTACACACTCTCCTTTACCCGTTCCAGTTGTACGTATTCGTGCGACATCAGTGTAGGGTCAAGATGATGGCGGAAGCACGCATTATACATTTCACAGAGCCCATAGCGGTCAGCGTGCTGCGTTGCCATCCAGGGAGCCACACCTTCCTTTTCGATACGTTCCATCACCTCCCACATCCCCTTAGCGGATTCGTACCAGATCGCAAGCGTCTCATGAGATACTGCGTCAGGCGTGATGAATGGTGTATACCCCCGCGTCCCGTGAAGCTCACAAATGCCGACGTGCTTGACCGGGCGCCCATACTTTTGGCCCACAAAGTAAGCATAGTGAAGCAACTGATGCGAGACGCTCCGCTCCAAGCGGTCGATGTTTTCCCAGTATCCAGATTGCGCGCCAGTCCGGGTCGTCCACCGAGATTTGTAGTCAATCACGAGAAGGTCGCCCGCTTTGTCCTCTACTACCAAGTCTGGGCGGGCGTTGCCAGCTTCAGGCCCAAGTTCCAGCTCTACCCCGACGATGTGGTAGTGTTGCGTGGGATTCTTGGCTGTGTAAGCGCCAAGCATGCGCTTGGCATTCTCAAGAATCTCGTCTGCTTCGGACACGATAGCCGTATTTGGCAATTGGCGTTGTGATGCTTCCAGCTCCTCGATGCCTTGGTGGAAGATGGTAGACATGACGTCAGCAGCGCGCTTAAACCTGATTTCGATTGCGCTCGTGTCACCTGCTTGGGTCATGAGGTTGTACGCGCCCACGCCAGACGCGATAGCACGCCCACCAATGGCATAAAGGTCACGCTTGGACAGGACACGCGGATGCCAGCCATTGCGGTCAAGTGCCCACAGGAGCGGGCATCGTGAAAATCTGGCGGTCGCGCTTGGGCTATAGACCTTCATTTGTTACCCCCGCGCTCGCAGTGCATCCTACCAATCATGGCACCCTCCACGCGCGCCCGCTCGTCGTCTGTGAGATCCATCGGGGTGTTGTCGGTCATGGTGGCGGTCCCGGACCCCCCGCAGACTCCACACACCTCGTCAGGCCCCGTCCGCTCGAACTCCTCGTGGTTGGCGAAATACCCGACGCGAAATCGACCTGATCCGCCGCACTCGCGGCACGTCGTCGACGTGATACTTGGTATCCTCCACGCGAGGTCTGCTTGCTCACGACAGCCACACATGTGCTCGTCACCGTGAGCACACATCAGCAGCGTGCCCAACGCCTCTTCCAACTCCCGCACGCGCGCCTGAAGCGTTGTCATCACGCGGATCGCCGTGTCAACGGCGCCTTCGCTCTGGCTCGGCTCACCCGGCACCGAGTCCACAATGAACTGAGCAAGGCGACCGACCTGGCTGCCTAAAGACTCGGGCTGTGTCACGGCGTCCTCCGCGCGAGGGCGGCGCGGGCAAGTCGCTCTTGCGTCTTGCTCATTCCCATTGGAACGTTATTGTGTGACCGAAAACACAGTTGCTCACCATTCTGCGACCAGATAGTCAAGGCGTGCAGCGCTTCCTCCAGCTCCCGCACGCGCTCCTCCGCGTCGGCGAGCTGCGTGCGGAGGGCCATCTCCATGAACTCATCGGTCATGGCGTTTTCTCCTCCTGTGCGCGGATCGCGGCGGCTAGATGCTCACGCATAAACGGGTTGATTTCGTCGTGGCACGTCACGCAATCGTCGTCTTCTACAAGTTGCGCATCCACTTCCCGCTGCGCCCGCCGCGCCTCGGCCACGAGGGCGGTGAAGGCGGCAGCGAGACACTCCTCGCACGCTTCGAGCGATTCAGTAGCCAGCCGTCCTCGCCACTCTTCGGTATAGCCGCGGTGCCACATACAGCAGCTAATCGCTACGCTCTTCGCCCGCGCCCGCAGCCCCTCCGGGGTCAGGTCAGGCATGTACATTCTCCTTGTATTCTTGGAAGAACCAAAACTTTGCCTCACAGATAGGAAGCGGGCGGCGGTCGGCTATTTCACACGAAATTTCGTGTCAAGTTGACAAAACGCTCATTTCCGTGCAATCTTGACACGGACCGTGAAAAACCCCCTGTCTCACACGCTTCCTCTGGCGAGGACAGAGGGGCAAACTTACGCCCACGTCCTCCGCCCCGTGGGCGTCAGAGTTTACGGTGTTCCCAGCGCGCCCACGCCAGGAAGGGACAGATTGACACAGGCAACGCTAGTGCTTTTATCAATCCACGCTTGGCGCCGTCTGACATCACCTGGACCAGGGTAGGCGTTTTCCCCATTTTTGGGTGGTGGATACCACAACCCATCAACCTTGTAGTGTCCATGCTTGGGAGGCATGTTGTGAGGTATGCTGTACCCGCCTCGACTACAGAGCTTCCAGCAGGATCTACAATGGTTGGTCAGCCCGTTGCCACCTATGGTAGCTTTCACGCAAACCCCACAAACAGGGAACTCAATACCAGCTAGCATTAACTCGGCGACTTCGGTGAGTGTCAGATCACGAGGTCTTATTGTCGCCATATCTGGCCATCTAGCTGAATAGCACCATGCGTTGGCGTGTAACAGGGGTGCTTACATTCCTTCCAACACACATCACAATGGTTGACGAGCAAGGGGCCTATTGGGCGCTTTCGGCAAGCGTTACAAATGGGAAACTTAAGTCCGGCGAGCACGTATTCAGTTATCATTACCATTTCATCATCTCGTAACTTACTAGCCAATCTTTCATCGCGATTAGGAGGCTCAGACATTGACACGAACTGTCTCCCCTAAGGAATATCTCGATGTGAGCCAATCAGACCGCGTCAACTGGATTGTTGACAGCTTAGTGCCACGACCTGCATACATCTTAGTCATGGGAAGTCCAAAAGCCGGTAAAAGCTTTCTCATGTTTGACGTCGGCTCCCGCATCGCTGAGGGGAAAGACGTGTTCGGCTGTAAGGTGGGGCGGCCCGCTAGAGTCCTCTATTTGCAACTTGACACGAAGCGTCCCGCTTGGACAGAGCGCCTTGCCGAGCTTGAAGGCAGTGGCTATAAGCTCAACACAGCAAACTTCCGCTTCGTTCATCCTGATGACCTCCTCCTGCCAATGATCCTTACCATTCCGCAGCATCGCGAGTGGTTGTCAAAAGTGCTCGCCGCTGAGAAGCCAGACGTTATCATCATTGACGTACTCCGCGAGATCCACCAAGCTGACGAGAATGACAGCACCGCTATGAAAGTCGTGTTTGACTCCTTTGAGTCTCTGTTTGCAGGTTACACCGTATTCTTTGTCCACCACACGCGCAAGATGTCACGCGATGATAGCGCGGATGTCGAGCTATCATCGCTCGCGCGTGGCTCATCGTACATTACTGGGCGCGTAGACGCCTTCTGGTTGCTTCATGGTGGATACCTTAAGATGATAAGCCGATTCCATGAAGATCAGCGCCTACGTGCCGTTCAAGGTGATAATGGCATCTTCGATTATCCAGACTTAGACGAAGATATGAAACTCCTCCCCAAACTCTTAGACATGTGCGCGCAGAATGTTGCCACGTCACATAACCAATTGTGGAAAAAAGCCCACGTCGACCTTAAGATCAGCCGCGCGACATACTTTCGTGTGCTTGGGGGACAATCATGCGCGCATCGTCTCGCAGCCGCTGCTTTACCCGGCGAAGCGCCCGAGCCAGTTGACCACGAAGCGCCCCAGCAGACTCCGTGCGTTCAGTCCCAATGTATCGAGCCCCAAAACCAATCGCTTCCCTGACTGTATAGCCATACCACAAGATGTTCCAGAGCATCGGCCACATGGAGGAATGCGTCGACCGCTTGATGGCTTTAATCAAATCTAAACGACGATCAATATGCGTGCTTGGGTCATAAATGCGCGGCCCGGGCGTGTAGGCACCAAAGCGAATGGCAACCTTACGCATGTAGTCGATCAGGCGCAGTCTTGCAGTGTCAAGCACAAATATCTCTAGGGCGACACGCTTGGGAAGGTACGTAGGTTTCTTAG